ATTTTCCGTTGCGCAATTCAAATGCTAAAAAATTCCAATTCATGAGATTGGGATTTTTTTTTGTCGTATTTATAGTAAAATGTAAATCTTGTGGCAAATTTAGTAAAGGTAGTAAATAACAATCTTGATCAGAACCTGAACGGAACGAATTTCACTCATACTGCATCAGAAACTATATTCACGTTTGGTGACTTTGCAGTTACATCGAACTTCGAAGGTAGAAAATTTATTGATTATACAAATACTCTTAGCTCATTTGTGCGTCCAGTTACTCTTGAAACTCTGGGCGTAACATCTGGACAATCTGCAATTATGGATTTATTTACTAATAATGCAGTGCTGAATCTCGATAGGTCTGACTTAAATACTTTTGTTAAATTTGGTAGTGCATATGAATTCCTTAGAGTGTCAATACAAAACATCATTGTAGCCTACCCGGGCAGCGTCTTCGCAAATTCTCAAACCAATAAAGTAAAACAAGCAACATTTACTAATTTCACCTATGACGTTGTTACAAATGTTTCAACATTTAGAGTACCAACAGGAATGACAGTTAACACGTTTGGAATAATAACAAACTTTGGAAATATGAGTATTCCTGACGGACAGCAGATAAAGAACCTGAACGTTTCATATAATAATTATATTGTCTGGTCGGCTTTAGCACCAAGTGGAAACTCTTTTACTATAATTGGATATACAGGAAATACAGCAAGTAGAAAATATTTAACAATTAAAACAACTGGTAATCCATTTCCATATAATACTGGAAGCACTGGTTCATTTGATTTTCACATCAAGCCAAGTAGTGCAGTATTTGAAGAGTTCAGAGCAACACTGAGTGATTATGAAAGATATATTGTTTCACAGAGAAATGGTACGGATGGCTTTATGTTTACCATGAAAGACCCAACATTACTCGATGATGGCTCAATTGTATATTCAGACACCCAGATTGTTTGGACAACTGGTGATAAATATAATATCGATACAAATACACCAAAGTATAGAAACTTTTTAAGTGCTGTTCTGGGCATTGGTAATAAGTATGATACAATAAAAACAGATTTAATTGCAAGATTCCTGACTCCTGCATCACTCAAAACATATGACCTTACTGAAGAAGGTAAGATGACAAAATTATTGAGAATTTATGGTAGGGAATTTGATCAATTAAAGCAATTTATTGATTCTCTGGTTGATATTAATCGTGTAACATATGATAAGATTAACAACGTACCAGATCAGCTTATAAGTAATATGGTAAGAACATTTGGATGGAATTACTTTTCATTGGTTAATGAAAATGAATTAGTTCAGAGCTTCTTAACCATTAGTGATGCTGAAAGAAATTTAAAACAAGATTTATTACCTGCGGAAATTGACATAGAACTTTGGAGAAGAATCTTATTGAATACCAGTTATTTCTGGAAGTCAAAGGGCACACGTGAAGCAATTAAATCAATGTTCCTGCTTATTGGTATCCCCGAACCTTTTATAAACATTACTGAATATGTATATACAGTTGAAGGCAAGATTGACCCAAACACTGTTGGTCTGACCCTTGCAGATTTTCCTTCAAATTCATTACCGTATGATACAGATGGTTATCCTCAAGCACCATTAGAAACTTCAGATTTTTTCTTTCAGGTTAGTGGTGATACTGATGCTGGTCAGCATTACATGGATGTATTTCGTACTGCTGGTTTTGATTTAAGACAAAATGTTGATAATAGAAAATCTTGGGTACAAGCAGGTGCTGTTACAAGAGTTGATAGCACTACACCACAATATTTTCAACAGGATAGTAAATTGGTATTAAATACTAAAGAGGTTGATATTGCACTCGATACTGCACGTGGAATTGAATTTGATGTATACGATTATATTAATGGCATAGATTTTCCAGCTAACTCAAGCGGTTTTACATTGCCTTTTTCATATGTTAATATTTCTTTGGGAGTAAGTGCAACACAAAGTACATTTAATCTTCCAGCTAAAACACAGGGTGACTTTGAAGTTCGTTACAATGGTATTTTATTAAACGCACCAAAGACAGGGAGTACAACTGGTATTAGTACACAAGCTGATTATAGTATAAACTATATTGCTAATACCTTTACAATAACAAATCCAGCCATAAACACTGGCAATCGCAGGGATGTAATTCAAGTAACATATATTTATTCGGGTAACACTCATCCAGTTAGTGGAATAACAGTTGAATATATTGTAACTCGTGTTAGTGCAAATCCAAGTGGTACGGCTATTCCTTTACCAAGTTTTCCACGTGGTGACGTACAGGTAACAATTAATGGTATTGCTCTTACTAAAGGTACACCGCAATTCGCAGCAGATTATGTTGTTGACCCAGCAAACACAAGTGGTTCAAGCCAAATTATCATAACAAATACCGATTTAATTAATTATTTAACAATTAATCCCGATATTCAGGTAGCATATGTTCAGGTGGTTGGCAGCAATGATATAAATGCAAGAAGTGAAGTCGTGAGAATTGATAGTTTTAATAGTAGTAAAATATATTTTAATAATAGTGCAAATAAATATGTTTATAAGCTCAATTATAAAGCAAATAATGCATCTGAAATTAAGGTACTTATAGATGGTATTGCATTAGAGCCATATACGGACTACGATATAAACATACAAAATCAATATGAAGTATTCCTACCAAAAGGTCTGAGGTATGGTACGATTATTAGTGTATATTATCTCGTTGCTCTTAGTTCATTTTTTACTCCAATTGTAGGAAACACATTTGGCGTTGGCGATATAAGTACTTTATCATTTTTGGAATTTATTGAATTGATTCAGAGAAAAATGATAAATGCAAGAACCAGAAAAACTGTTACGGATTTTAAAGGTGGTTGGTATCCTTCATTATTAAATGTTTATATTCAATATCTTAAAAGAGGTTTATTACCAGAAAGTGATCCCCTGCATTCAAATGGTTATACTTTTGAAAATCTTTATGGTTTTCTTAGTAAATATAATTCTTTCTTTCAGAGATTTGTTGATGAATTACTTTCAGCAACGATTATTTTAAAAGAAAGCGGACTTTTAATTAGAAATACTGTTTTCACAAAACAAAAATTCACATATAAAAGAGGTGTGAATCTTTATTCTGGTGGTTCTTCAACTATTGATCTCAGAGGTAATGCAATGCTTCAGTATTTAGGTGATGATGGCAGCACATTTCAAATTTTACAAGGCGCACCAGCACCTTCAGCAACAATACCTACTGTGATAACAAGTAATATAATAAATATAACTCAAACTGGAGCAACAGGCGGTGGTAATGTTACATCAAACGGTGGATCACTCGTAACTTCACGTGGAATTTGCTGGGATACAGTACCAGCACCAACAATTGGTGATAGTAAAACAATTAACGGTAATGGGGTTGGTGTATTTACTAGTACATTAACTGGATTATTACCGAACACCAGATATTATGTGAGGGCATATGCAATAAATGTTATTGGCGTAGCATATGGTAACGAAATTAGTTTCTTAACTGCAGATATAGTACCAGCACCTATGATTTTAACAAAACCTGCAGTTAGTTTTGCACAGACCACAATTACTAATACTGGTGGTTATGGTATTACTGGTTTTACTGGTATTGATTATTATGCAATGCAATATGCATTTAGTTCAATTACACCTATATGGCAGTTGTCACCTCCAGCACCATTGATAGGACCGCTTGGAGTTAATAATTTTACTTTGAGTATTAGTGCTTTAGCACCAAATACAGATTACATATATCGTGCATACATGGTTGTAAACGGAAGTCCATTCTATGGAAATATATTAAACGTACATACTTTATCGTTCACACCTACATTACCTGTAGTTACAACAGCAGCAGTAACATCTATAACAACAAGTGATGCAACTACTGGTGGTGATGTAACATCAAGCGGTACTGATGCATCTGGTAATCCTGATACAGTAACCGAACGTGGTATTGTATATGGATTAGCACCAAACCCAACAACAGGAAATACAAAAATCATTAGTGGTAGTGGTTTAGGTGCATTTGTGGTTAACTTAACTGGATTAGTATCAAATACAACATATTTTGTAAGAGCATATGCTATTAATGGTGCTGGACTTGTATACGGAAATCAAATTACTTTTACAACTGTGGCATTACCAGTATTTAATATTGGTATTGTTCGTACTTTTATTGGCGGTACTGGCGGTGGCGCACAAAGCAATGGTACTATAAATCCAAGTCCAGCATTAAGTGCAGGTCAAACCATTACATTAAGTCTTAATATTTGTCATGTAATATTTGGTACAACTTTTGGTCAGAATTTAACAACAATTTTTTGTAGTACAAATAATGGAGCAACTTATAGTATTATAAGTCCGTCACCATTTACTACTAATTCTCCATCATCACCATATCCAAATAGAAATGTATCACAACACACTTTAGGTGTTACTTTACATCAGAATGAAAGATTGTGCTATGTTAATCAAGTAGGATCAGCAAGGAACAGTACGGGCACTTGTGCTTGTTTGAGTATATCATCATACAGTAATAGTGGAAACATTAGTGTTATTGTAAGCAGTAATTGTGATTGTATTGTTATTTAAAAATTATATTATTAGTATTTATATTTAAATTGTTGTAAAAATGGCATTCATTGAGAAAAAAGACCCCGTAGTTTTAAATATTAAGCTGACCACAAAGGGTAGAGAATTACTTTCTACTGGTAATTTATCGTTTAAATATTATGCTATTGGTGATAGTGAAATTGATTATAAATTTAATAACGATACTGGATTTAATCCCTTCAACGCAAATATCTTAAGACCAGCAGATAACAGTCCAAAGATTATATCATTTATACCAAGGAATATGTCTGGCAGTACATTCAATGCAATACCAAGCATCCCTAATACAACATATTTGGTCACTAATTCAACGCCAACAATTGGATTTTTTGACAGCACAACAGGTGCTACGTTTACATTTACAACCGATTCAAATCATGTTAAACAACCGAATGTTTATGTCGATATGAGTGGAGTTACTGGCGGGACAAAATTACATTTGAGACTGATTCAGCCATTTAATGGTCAAGAACCTGCAACTGGTGACACAGTATTAATTAAATGGACATTTACTGTAGATACAACTGGATTTACAACACAAAAGAATAAGCCAGTAGCAATGTTGGTATATAAAATTCAAGCCAAAACAGGTACTTTGGCAGCAGATAATTTATGGATTACTGTTGACAGACCATTGCCTAATTATACTGGTCTTGGTGCAACAGGTAGAGCAGGTGCGCTGGTTTATTATAATTTTATTAATTTTAGTGGTGACACGGTATTTAATATGAGTTCAACCGACTATATTGATCAGAGTGTAATAGATTTCTTTCAGAACAGTCAATGTCCGACAATAATATTCCCATTTTGGAATCTTTCGATTATATTTACTGACGAAATAGCTGGTGTCACTGGAAATAATAAGACATATGGTCAATTTAACACCAATGGATATGCTGGATTTGTTTCATATATTCAGACTCAACGACCTTTATATAAAAAATTAGGTGTTATACATTATACAAATGATTCACCTGCTAACGTATATGCTGAAGGTTTTTATTTAAATTCTGCAAAAATTGATATGCCAACAATTATGTGGCATAATAATATCGGACCCACATTAGGTGCAACATTCATATCTGCCAGTGGAAATGGCTTTACATTGGTTGATCTGGGCATTCACTATTTTGATCTTGTTGATGTCAACAGACCCAATATAAAAGTAGGTAAAGTATTTGATGAATTAAAAATATTTCTTATTGAAGATCAAGAATTATTATACGCAATGTCATATAAATCAAACAGGTCTTGGACTCTTCCACCATTTACAATAAATGGCGGTAGTGGTGGTTGTCCACCTTGCCCATCAATATCAGATGGACAAACATTATTCGTACAAACAATAATTGGTACACCCGGTTCTATTAAAAACACTGGTGGTAGAAATATTGTTGGATATCAAAATGTTACAGAATATGGTGTAGAATATAAATTAACTGGTGCTACTGAGTGGACACGTATAGTTATTGGTAATAGTTTAGCTGCCGATAACTTCACTTACACTATTACTGGTACTACTCCAAGTGCATCATATAATTATCGTTCATATGTTAAAATCGGTAAGAACGAATTTATT